TTGTATGTGTTGATTCCTCTTAAAATTGTTGCAACACTAAAGTTATTGTTTTGTATGTCACTGATAACTGAACCAATACCGTCTACGATACCACCAGGTCCAAAAATACTTGTTGTACCACCTCCAAGCACTGACAATGGTGATGGTTCTAAATCATAATGTATAGTTGCGAAGCCTCTTGGGTCTGTGCCTTTTTCTACTTTTCCAGCACCATACAAAACAGTTTCATAAAAAATCTGCATTGTGTTTGCCATAATACCTTGGCCATCTGCTTGATCTAAATTGTCGTGTGACCAAGATCCTATCACAGGATTTACTAATGTAAATGCAGTAAATCTTTGTTTATGTAAAGCAAAAATTTGTATATTTTTTAGGAAAGGGTTTCTTCTTTTTTGAGAACCATCCCTACCAAACTGAGTAACATTTGGAGCGTCATCATACATGTTGTCTTTTGTGTTGAACCCATTTACACTTGGATTAACGGTCAAAGAATCAACTATATTGTATTCATAATATGCTTTCCAAAAAGCATTTACAGTGTCAGCATGATCGTCATGGAAAGTTATGTTACAAGGTTCGTAACTAATTTTAGTACCAACATATGTTTTTTTATTGTACTGTTGCTTTTCTTCCAAGTTCATGTTGTATTTTGGAAGGTCCGCACTTTTGACCAACATATTAAGTTCAAGTTTTTCGTTGTTGGTATAAGGTCTAATTGGAATATTGTTGTCTATATCAAAAACAACATGAAACAGAAACTTCTGTTTCGGCATCAATTTAAAATTATCGTCTAGGTATAATCGTGAAGCATGACGATAGTCTTTCATGCCTGGTAGACCGTTGGAAAAAGCGTTTAAAAAATTGTTTATCGATGGCATATGTTTATTTACCGCCACAAAAAAAGCGCCATAAAAGGCGCTTCCTTTGATTATAAATGCTAATTTTTATTAGATACCACCACCAGTTGCTAGTGTACCAACTGTTCTGGTTACTGCTGTTCCAATTCCTGTTCCTTGTGGAGTTTGGATAGCGTTATCGTATCTGATGTTCATGGTAATAGTTGCTGGGTCTGATGTTGCATAAGCCAATGTGTTGTAGTTCACTGACTCAATGTATGCACCATATAATTCAAATGTTTCTAGTACATTTGGTGCAGACGCTCCATTACCACCATCAAGCACTTCTACTCTTGAAGTAAATTTGTAATCAATACCTGATACAGCAGACGCTTGTTCAAAGAAATCAAATTGTTTCTGTACTTGTTCACCAACCAATTTAGTAACTGCGTTGTTCACGTCATCTCTTACATTGATTGTTATAGGATCCCAAGTGTGTTTACCTGCCATGTATACTTTTGAGTTGTAAACGTCTAATGTAACGTTGTCAAAAGTTAAGTTAGGTCTTGAAACATCAATAACTTGTTTTGTTAATTCTGATCTAGGAGTAGAAACACCAAAGTTTTCTAATATCACCCTAAAACGATATTGTAACTTTGGCATCAATAAGCCTTGTGATGCTGAACTTTGGTCGTTTGCTAAAGGTACTGTAAATTTAGATAATGTTGATATTGCCATATGTTTCTCCTATTTATTCAAAATTTAGTTCCCTAAATTTGCAATTTCTCCTGTGTTTTTGATTCTTAATGGTATGTAGATAAATTCAACTGATTTAACTGGTTCAATTGCTATATCAACATACAATTCATTTCTGTCTATTCTAGTAGGTGTGTTGTTTGTTTCATCACAAACTACTAAGAAGTCAAATAATGCTCTTTGTCCAACTAGTTCTAACAAGAATGACTCAACTGCTTGTTTGATTTCATTTCTTGTAAGTTGATCATTTGGTTCAAAGATAAACGGTTTTGCAATTGCATCTAATTGATTTCTTAAAAACACAACTAATCTTGAAACGTTTATTCTATCTAAAGCACTAGATCCTGAAACTTTAGTTAAGTTACCAAAGTTTACAATACCTGCTCCTGAGAAGAACGTTATTGGATTTACTTTTGCTGTGTGTAAGGCATCTCTAGCCGACTCTGTTAATGACACTGCATCAAATTCACCTGTTGAAGATTCAACGTATCCAACTGCTGTTGCGTTGTCTACAATACCTCTTCTTGTGCCTGCTGGTGCAAACCATGGGAATCCAATGTTGTCATTGTTTGCAAGTGTTCTTAGTATCATGTGTGACGGTGGAACAATAATTGAGTTTCCTCCGTTGTCAGTTGATTTACCTGACGGATAAAACACGCCTAGGTGTTCACTTGCTGAAACTAGTCCATCTTCACCGTCGCTGGTTGCTGATGCACTGTTATTTGCCCAGTTGCTCACTGATGTTGATGTACCTGCCAGTCTAAATGGTGTGTCACCTACCACAAACGCTGTGTTGTTTCTGTCTGTGTTTAGGCCAATCATGTTAGATATTACTTCTGGATAACCAGGACAAGCAATTACATTAAATCCTCTTTGATCCTCTCTGATTGCTTGGTTGCTATCTATTTCTGATTTAAGTTGACTTACAACAACTTGTCTCTGTGCTTTTCTACCAAAAGTACCTGAGCCATCATCGTTGTTAGCAGATTTAGTTACCCATCTGTCTGGATAGTAACCTGCTACTGACTCATTACTTTGTCTAACGTTACCTAAGCCAGTTGATCCTGAACCTGGGTAAGCAGTTGTTGTGATGTAGTCGTTTTTGTATTCTTTTACATTGTATCCTGATCTTCTTGTGTTGAACAATAAGATACCTTTTGGATATAAGTCTGGATCTGGCGCATCTGGATCTAAGAAGTTGTCACTTAATAAATCTTTAATTGAACTTGCCGTACCTGCACCTGTGTTTCCGTCTGCGTTTTTATCCAATGTTGTGTGATATCTAGCATCTGCAAACACAACTCCGTCTTCTGTTGTTTGATCACTTTTGTCAACTAATTCAAATGCCGCACCTGTTGTTGTAACAGTTGTTCCATTTGCAGTATTTGTTGAACTTATTGTTGCAGATGTGTTGTATCTGTAAAGTTTTGGATAGTTTTCTAAGTCTGATGTGTCAATCCATAAGTCATTATTTGATAATGGTGTGCCATCTGACTGTGTAGTTGGTTCTGTTGCACTAAATTGTGGACCATTTGGATCAGTTCCTGAGTTAACATTTAAGTATCCTCTGAAACTTGTTCCATCGTGCTCTAGTATATCAGCATCTAAGTTTGTGTTGTACCATAACTTACCGTTGCTTGGCTCGTTTGTTGGTGCTGAAGTTGATGCTACGTAAGATAAACGTTTAAAGTTACTAGCAATAATTGTTGCTGGTAAAGCCGTTGAATCTTCTGTTGCACCTGCTGGAGCATCATACAAGTTATCAATTAGTGTTGTACTATTTGCTGTGTATGTTCCATAAGAGTGAGCAGTTGCGGCGCTAAAGCCTGCATCTGCTAATGGTGTGCCTGATAATTCAAGCATTCTAATCTCACCACCAAGTGTGTGTTTGATTTCAATTGCACCTTTAAGTTCGCCTGAATCAATAACTCTTGCTTCAATGTTTGTAAATCCAGCATTGCTGATTCCTGTTACAAAGTCATCTGCATCTGCTACTGTTGAGTCTCCCGGTCCTGCAACTGTTACTGTTTTAACAGTATCTAAAGCCGCTTGTCCTTTTAATGACTCTGCCATTTTGAATGTTTCACCTTTTACAAATACTGGTGCAGTGGTTTTACTTTGAATTATAGTTTCGCCACCTTCATATCTAAATGTTTGGAAGTCACCTACTCTTAAAGTTGTGTCTGTGTCATTAACAGAAGTTTGTTCTGTTACATTAAATTGTGTGTAAAGTGTACCTGCTGATATGCCTGTACCGCCATTGCTTGGATCTAAATTAAAGATTGCAGTATGGTTGTTGTCATATAACGGAGCACTTACAGTTGAAAATGCCGCTGAACTTGAACTGTATAATTTAATAACAACATCTGTACCTGAATTAGGTGAAGTTGTTTTAAACCATAGTGAACCATTAGGTCTGTTGTCTTCAGCAGTTTTCCAAGTTGGTCTGTTTGAGTGTTTTTTCTGCTCAAAACTTACGCCTTTGTAAGTTCCTGCTGTTATTCCAGTCACAGATAAAATTGTTCCTGTGCCGTTTTCGATTCTTATTGTGTTGGCACCACCTACTGAATCACCGTAGTTTGTACCGTTGTGATATATTTCAACTTTGCCTGTTGTGGCATCAACTGCGGCAGTAACTCCTTCAATACTTGCATTGTTAATTGATGTTGCCAATGCTGAGAAAGTTGTGCCTGATAATGTTACAGTTGCGTCATTTAT